TGGGGGACCTGGGGATTGATTATGATAATTTATATCCCCTTTTATTGAAACCGAAGGATAATAAAGAGGAGTTCTCTGATGAGATCAAGGCGAAGGCCCTGGAGGTCTTGAAAAACGGCGATCCTGTTCAGTATGTGGCTGATGCTTGTGGGCGGCTGGCTCTTGGAGCTGAGGCGGCGTTTAAGAAGTTGGTTAGCTGCGTGTCGGTGCAGGACAGCCGCCAAAGCTCGGGATTGCATCCGAAGCTCACCGGGAATTCGAGCGGTGGTAAGACCTGGACAGCGTATTCCTTCGCCCATCACCTACCCAAAGAGGCGGTAATCAAGGGCTCCATGTCAGCGAAGGCCGGGTTCTATCATAGCGACGGGGACAGGGTGCTCAGAATCCTGGATGATTATCAGGCCGGGAATGAGGATCTTGATACGGTAATCAAACAAACCTCATCCGAGTTCCATGAGCCATATACTCATAGGACTGTGATCAAGCAGATGGCCGCAAAGCTGGAGATAGGATCAGAACAGACCTGGGCGATTACTTCAGTAAATAATGATCAAGATATTCAGGTTCTCAACCGTAGCATCCCGATCAATGTGGATGATTCTGTCGAGCTTACAAAGCTCGTCAATGCCCGGACAGTAGAACGATACGGGATGGGCGAGGCGGCTAAACCAGTTGATGAAGCCGTATTGGTCTGTCGGGCCATGTTCCAAATTCTCAGAGATGAGGGCGGTATCAATATCAGGGTGCCCTTCTGGGAAAGAATAGAGTGGCTGGACACTTCGAACCGTCGCAACCCTTCGATCTTCATGGATTTGGTGATAGCTCATACGGCAATGTTCCGCTACCAGAGGGAGAAAGACAACAAAGGCTACTATCTAGCAACTGAAGAGGACTTTCAGGCAGCTAAGGCCCTATTCACCGACAGGGACGGTGAGGAGCTGGTTAAGAGACTCACCAGACGGGAAAGGGAAGTCCTTGAGCTGATGGTTAGCAATCCAGAAGGGATAACAAGAGCAGACGTTACCGAACGGCTGAAGATTGTACCTCAGCAGGTATCTCAGATTTTTTGCGGTCGAAAAGGCGAAGGCGGTCTATTACAAAAAATAGCGATCAAGGATACCCAAATCTCTGAAATGGTGAGGATCAACGAGGAGCAATCCAGGACGATCTACAAGACCGTCTACTCGCTGAAGGATTATGATAAATTTGCGGGCTTCGATGCAGTGGTAAGGCTCAAACCAGAAAACGATAGCAAGAGAAGACGAAACAACGAAGAAAGCAAAGACGAAAGCAAATCAACCGATAGCAGCAAGCAAGACGAAAGCAAGGAAAGTAAGAATAAGAATAAGAATAAGAATAAGAATAAGGAGATGCTTTCCTCTTCTTCTTTGGAAGGCGAAAACATCCTTTCTCACGCAGAAGAAAAAAATGCTTTCCTTGATTTCGCGATGGCGCTAGATAGCGAACGTGATGCTTTCCTCGTTGTTTCCTCGATGTTTCCTTGTGTGGTTCGATTTAGGACCGACTACCGGACCGACTTGAACAGTACAATGCACAACTTCCAAGAGGGCGATGAAATTAAGGCCCCCAGGTGGAGGGCCGAAGCCTGGGCGAAGCGGGGCATTGTGGACATCCTGGAGGCCGGAGCATGATCGGTATTCCCATATTAGGATCAAATATTGAGGAGAAACAAGCAAAATTGATCCTAAAGCTTCAGAATAGGCGAAAATGGAAACACGGCTTCAGCCAATGCGACATATGCAAATCTAAGCTTATGGCATATCTCGATAAAGGACACCCCCTAGACGATGTAATCCGTTTATTCGAACGGCGTAAACCACATATAAAAAATGTCAGACGGTTTGCAATGAATGCCATTCGCCAAACCACAGGCGACGGATTTTATGATAATTATATTGTGGAACATCATCTATGGACTCCAAGAAATCCAGTGATAGCGACAGGAGAAGAAGCGGCTGGATTGCATAAACATCAAAAAATTTTGGCTGCCCAGGGACGTTATCTGCTGGAGATTGAAAAAATCGAGGGGGAGAAGCCATGAGCGAGCCTGAGGCCCTGCAGAAGCGCCGCTTGCTTCTTTTAGAAAAGATCAGCCAGGCGGCGGATGAGATCAGGCGGATTGATGAGAGACTAGACAGCAGGAGACCAGGAGCTAGAGCAGTATGGGCAAAGGAAAATGTCACACACGATGGGCTAGGGTAAACATCTTGAAAGCGAACGAGCGGAGCTCGAGACGAAGAGCCCGGCGATATGACAAGCGACAGTACGACAAGCCATGTGGAGAGGAGAGCTGAGATGGGCAAGCGTGCCGATCCGTTACAGGGGTACGGATGTGATCCAAGATGTAAATGTGGTCAATACCCCGGACATCTTGAGTTAGATAAAGCCTACTTGAATAACGAGATCTCCCTTCAGCAGTACGCCGATAAGGTGGGGTGCGCCAAACCGAGTGTTGAGCGGCATGTTAAAGGACATCTCCCCGAAGCGCTCTTGAAAGCAAAGGACATTGAGGACGTGGCCAATGGCGACAGCCTGTTAGATGAGCTGTGCAAGGCCCGTGACAGGACATACTCACTTCTCGATAAGGCAGAAGCGGCGGCCAATACGAAAATCTATGGCGCTCCTGTGGCCTACCTGAAGGAGATCCGAGAGCAACTAAAATTCATAGCAGAGCTCGAGGGCAAGCTATCCAGTCAACCCCAAATCACCATCATCAATAATCCCGAGTGGGTTGAGCTTCGAACCCTGATCATAGGTGCCCTGGACCCATTCCCGGCGGCAAAGGAGGCGGTGGTGGATGCTATCCGGCGGCGGGGATGACCTAGCATATTCACTGGATCCAGTCTTGTGGGCGGAAGAGGTTCTGGGCTACCACCCTGATCCCTGGCAGGCTGATCTACTGAGGAGCAGATCAAGGAAGATCATCCTCAATTGTAGTCGCCAAAGTGGGAAGTCCACAACCTGCGCAGCCCTTGGCCTGCACGAATCGATCTATCGCCGTCCTAGCTTCGGCCTGGTCATAGCTCCGACACAAGACCAATCATCAGAATTAATGATGAAGTTCGATGAATTCCGGGGAGCTGTGGAACTGCCTTCCGACTACCTGAGCACTGACACAAAGCTCGCTGTTAAATTCGCCAACGGCAACCGCTTTGTGGCCCGGCCTGGCAGCGAGAAATCAGCCCGAAGCTTCTCAGCGGTGACCCTGCTCCTGGAGGATGAGGCCTCCCGAGTCCTTGATGACCTCTATAATACAATTCGCCCAATGCTCGCGGTCTCAAATGGCAGGCATGTTATCATGAGCACTCCCTTTGGCAAACGAGGCCATTTTCACAGGATATGGAGCGAGCAGAGGGACATGTGGGAGCAGTATGAAATCCCGGCGGAGATGTGCCCACGCATATCGAAAGAGTTCTTGGAAGAGGAGCGTCGGACGAACCCCTGGTTTGAGCAGGAATATCATTGTGTGTTTATGGAGACTATTGATAGCGTTTTCACATTTGATCAAGTAGCTGCGGCGGTAAGCGATGAGGTTGAACCATTGTTTGGAGTTGACCAATGTTGACTAAATTTTATGTCGGTCTGGATTTGGGGCAGGCCAATGATTACACGGCTGCCAGTATCCTGGAGCGTGTGGGGGATCACCTGGAAAATAGCTATCAGGTGAGGCATTTAGAGCGAGTGCGAAACGTGCCCTATCCTCAGATTGTGGACAGAGTTTCATCGATGATGCATCATCCGGCCTTGGCGTACAATGCCGCCCTTGTGGTCGATCAAACGGGCGTAGGGGCTCCAGTGGTCGACCTCTTTCGGCAGGCCGGGCTCGATCCTGTGGGCGTGCTGATCCACGGCGGAGACAAGGTCTCACATGAAAGCGGCGCCTGGCGAGTGCCCAAACGTGATCTTGTGGGCAGCCTGCAAGTACTCCTCCAGAGTGGACGGCTGAAGATCTCAAAAAAATTGCCATTGGCCTCAGTCTTGCAGAGCGAACTATTGACCTTCAAGGTCAAAATCGACCCTATCACCGCTCATGACTCCTATTCAGCATGGAGAGAGCAGGACCACGACGACCTGGTTCTCAGCGTGGCTCTGGCGGCCTGGTGGGCGGAACAGAACCCTTGGATTGATCCATGGCTGCCGCCACTCGGTGAGCCTGGGATAGACTCTTTTCCCGGCCTATCGAATCTATTTGATCAAAGATTGATCGATCAAGACTGGGACTCGAGTCCATATTAAAAAAATAAAGGTGAATTGAAATGAAAAACGATGCTAAAAACTGGTTAGAATCAAGATTGGTGGAGGACGACGGCTGCCGAGGGAGCATAGATGCCACTATACGGCTTGCGAAGCTCTGGAAAAACCTCAAAGAAGAAATCCCCCCGCTACTTGAAAAGACCACTGACTGCGTAGCATTCGACCAGAAGGGAGAAACGATAGTGGTCTCTCGGGAACAGCTCGATGGTCTGTGGGATGAGATCAACACCAGGAAATCCAAGATCACGGCAATTGAGGCTGCAGCACAAAAGCTGATCGAGATAGATGGACGGAGATTTTGTCAGATACTCCAGGAATACATAGAGCTTCGGCGCAAAGTGAGCATGGGACCGAGCGCTGAAACAATGGCCCAACGCATATACGCGCGTAACAGTGGGAGATACAGTCTAGACGAAATCCGAAAGATGCCCGTTGTGGAGGAGGAGGCGCGTAGGGAAGAGGCCGTTCGTGGTCCTCTGAGGCCTCTGGTGTTAGATGCAAAGCGAAAGGTTGAAGCTTACACTGAAATCCTAACAGACTTCGTAAAAATGGATTGAGAAGAATTCCGCCCACTCCTATTTTTTAGCACTCGCATAGTTCTATGACATTATCGAAAGATTTAAGTAGAATGTCATAGAACTATATTGTATGCACAAGACCGCCGCCGGAGAGAAGAGGAAAGCCCTGAAGACTGAGGCCATAGAGCTGGAGAGATATGCACGAGCAGCCATGAGAGCGGCTGAGATCCTGCCAGATGCCAGGAGAGAGGCCCAAGAGCTAGAATCCCAGGCCGATGAGCTGAAGGCCGAATCTGGGGCCCTGGTGGGAGCTGCCAGGCTGGAAGACATCAATCTCTGGCAGATGGAGAAAGAGAAGACCACAAAGAAAGGGAGCAAGACCTATATTTACTGGATGGCCTCCTGGAGAGAAGGCGGGAAGGTCCGGAATGTCCACCTGGGGAGCTGCAGGAAGGTGGACCACGAGACGGCACTCCAGAAAGCAAAGGCGATGAAGGCGGCGGTGCTCAGGATATAATGTATATGATGCATAAAACGTATATACATGCATGTATACATTATTTGCAGCGAACTTAAAAGGAAGTGGATTGAGATGGCAAGGCAAGTTGAATTAGGGCTAACCCTTAGTGGTGAAGAAGCCAAGGAGTTCCTAAAGAACGAAAAGAGCCCTGCCTTTACTTCTGATCAATTGGCATTTTTCCGCCAGGCGAAAAAGATCTACAAAGCCAATTGCAGCAAGTTTTGATGGAACCCATACCAGAAAGGGCACTTAACATTGAATTACTCAACGCCAGGAATGCTAAATATACCCTTACTTCTTTTGATTCTGGTGATGAAGAGTTAGATGATTTCTTAAAAAATGATGCACTAAAAGAGCAGAAGCTTCTTCTTAGCAGAACACACCTATGCTTTTATAAAGACCGTCTTGCTGGATTCATCACATTGGCTGCAGACTCTATCCGGTTGGATAAAGATAAGCTGGATGCTAGTCAACATATTGATGGCTGTGATTACCCTGCATATCCATGTATTTTGATTGCCAGGCTTGCGGTTGATAAACGACTTCAGAAGCATGGTATTGGACACTATTTACTTTCTCTCGCTATAGGTTTTGCCTTAGAAGGGCCATTAGGATGTAGATACATATCCGTTGACCCAAAGGAGACAGCTTTAGAATTTTATAAAAAGATTGGTTTTAGCTATTGGACTAAGAGTAAGCGCCGGATGTATCTGAACATGATGGACGTGGCACAACAACTAGAGCCCGACGAATCGCTAGATCCATGGTCCGAAGATTTGAGCCAATAAATCCATAGCTTCTCGATCCTTCCGCCCGTGGTGGACGGCAAATGCCCGAAAGCTGAAGGCTGAGACACTGGGGCTCTCTGTAATGCCCTAGAATCATCTTTATTCTTCCTCGATGAGTTATCTTAGACCTGTGGAGAGAGATTCATCCAGGGACGCTAATGTAGCTAAGGCGCTGTGGGATGGAAGTCAAAAAAGCGATGGTTTGGGGCCGGTGAGTTTACTTGATGGGAACTTGATGAGTGGCCTGATTAGCTGTTCAAGGACTCCTCCCATGATGAGCATATACTACGTGCAAGGTTAAGTATATTCGCCAGAAAATCATCAACCTTTATCCCTCTCACGGTCGTCCAAGCAGACGATTATGCTTCAATGGGGCCATAGCTTTCCAGCCATGGAAATATCCGCCAGAAAATGGAGGGCCACCGTGATGAGATGCTTCAACGGAGCCATGCCTTTTCAGCCATGGAAACGCTACATCAAGCTGCCCAGGAACACCATGTGTGGTGAAGCTTCAACAGGGCCATGACTTTTCAGTCATGGAAATGGTTAGAGATGGTCAGTATGTACAGGTTCCGTTCCAGCTTCAATTGGGCCATGACTTTTCAGTCATGGAAATCTGGGAGCGCAGAATGTATCAATTGATGCGAACTGGGAAACCAAGCTTCAATTGGGCCATGACTTTTCAGTCATGGAAATTCGGCCTTGGCCCCCATAGTCTATAGAGGCATCGAGCTTCAATAGAGCCATGGCTTTTCTGCCATGGAAATATCTCAAGTATCCGGGCGCAGACTGGGCGAACTGGACGCTTCAACGGGGCCATGGCTTTTCGGCCATGGAAATTACAGCTCGATTATATCAAGGTCCTCACCAAGGACGAGCTTCAATGAGGCCATGACTTTCCAGTCATGGAAATGAGGGAGAGATCGAAGCGAATCCCGTCCCCGCCTTTAAGCTTCAATTGGGCCATGACTTTTCAGCCATGGAAATGGCGGCAATTTTTCGACCTCTGCAGATATCGAAAAAATGGCCGTTTTCGAGAGGTTCGCCAACTAATGTAGTGTCTTTCTCAAAGTGCGTATGTCATCACGGGAGTTTTCGCTATTTAGAGGCGTTTCGAGCGCACCCCGGTCCTCCCGGAACCACCTAACCTCTCGAAAAGATTTCTCGCTATTACTATCTTTCGCTTAATATGAACGAGCTTCTGCCCCCCCAGGAGCGGCCATGGCTTTTCAGCCATGGAAATAGGAGAGTTCACCCTCCATGCGGCTACTGAGTTCGAGCTTCAATGGGGCCATGACATTTCAGTCATGGAAATCTGGTAGAGAATTCGAGGACGTCCTTTTCGGTGGCATTGCTTCAATTGGGCCATGACTTTTCAGCCATGGAGATGCCGAACCAATATCCGGCTTATGGATACCATTGGGAGCTCAATAGGGTCATGGCTTTTCAGCCATGGAAATGGCCAGAGCATACATGACCGCCCCGGAGGAATCGGTGCTTCAATAGAGCCATGGCTTTTCAGTCATGGAAATAATGGAGCATAGCACTCCGTACCCTCGTGGCTCCACGGGGCTTCAATTGGGCCATGGCTTTTCAGTCATGGAAATCGTACATTGGCGCAGGTGGTCAGGAGTACCTAGACTGCCTTCAATTGGGCCATGACTTTTCAGTCATGGAAATGGGATGGGACAGGAACGCCAGCATGCCCGCTCACGGCAGGGCTTCAATTGGGCCATGACTTTTCAGTCATGGAAATAGTCCTGGCTAGATTCGTCTTTCCCGCCAAAGAGGTAGCTTCAATTGGGCCATGACTTTTCAGTCATGGAAATACTGGGTGGCAGAATCGGCACCCAATTCTGTCAAACATGCTTCAATTGGGCCATGACTTTTCAGTCATGGAAATTTCTTGTCGATGCGGACGATGGCCCCACAAGCACACTTCCTTCAATTGGGCCATGACTTTTCAGTCATGGAAATGGCGGCAATTTTTCGACCTCTATAGATATCGAAAAAATGGCCGTTTTCGAGAGGTTCACCAACTAATGTAGTGTCTTTCTCAAAGTGCGTCTGTCATCACGGGAGTTTTCGCTATTTAGAGACGTTTCGAGCGCACCCCGGTCCTCCCGGAACCACCTAACCTCTCGAAAAGATTTCTCGCTATTACTATCTTTCCCTTAAATTGAAAAAGCGTCTGCCCCCCAGGAGCAATATGTATCTCTGTAGCGATAGAGAACCACGCTTTAAAGGAGATTATCCCCAATATCTGAAATCAGGATTTAAGAAGTCAGTTTGGGAAAATTCGCGTCAACACGCGGGAATCTAGAGTTGCATGTTTGATATTATTAGCTGCATCCATGGTGGATTTAGTTTTGATTGTTTCATCTATAATTATTTATTTAGGTCAAAAAATACTCAATTTTCGAGGCTACTATCTCATCAAGAGGAAAAAGTATAACCTATGCAAAATTAGATTGGCTTGTGGAGGAAAGATATTGAGTTCAGGGATGTCGATAGCAGATGAAAGTTTTGATGCTTTTTTCAAAAAGGCCACCAATCACGATCCATATCCTTTTCAAAAGAGTCTCGCCACATGCGCGCAACTTCCGGAACTCATCGACATCCCCACCGGTTTGGGCAAGACCGATGCAGTGGTTTTAGCATGGCTCTGGCGCAGAAGATTTGCAGAGAAGGATGTGCGTGAGGCTACTCCTCGGCGGCTAGTATATTGTTTGCCGATGAGGGTACTCGTGGAACAGACCAGAGATAAGATTAGAGGCAATAGCAGCATTAAAGGGTGGCTTCAGAACCTCGGCATGGGATCAGAATCTCCTGATGACAATAGACCAGTTGATGGATGGGCCGTGGAGCATGGGGACAAAGGAAACAGGATTGCCGTAACAGTGCTCATGGGTGGCGAGGAGAAGGGCGGATGGGACCGCTATCCAGAGCGAGACACTATCATCGTCGGCACACAAGACATGCTGCTCTCCAGGGCTCTGAACAGAGGATACGGCATGAGCCGCTATCGCTGGCCAACACATTTCGGCCTGCTCAATAATGATTGTCTCTGGGTACTGGATGAGGTCCAGCTCATGGGGAAGGGTCTTACCACAACCGCACAACTTGAGGCTTTTCGAAGGCAACTGGGCACATCAGGGAATAGCAAGACTATCTGGATGAGTGCCACATTGGAACCAGAATGGCTGAGAACGGCAGATTACGAGCCTGATATGGATTCAGCCAATACATTCAAGCTTTGTGAGAAAGATTTGATCGAAAAGAAGATTGAGTACCGCATCCAGGCTTCAAAGGTGCTCATGCAGTCCGACTCCAAAATGGATGATCTCAACGGATTGGCCGACGAGATCCTGAAAAAGCATCATTCGGATCAGTCAGGTGCACGCACATTGGTAGTTCTGAATACCGTCCGAAGGGCAGTAGACCTTCATTCGGCAATTAAGAAAAAAGACCCGCAGACGAAGCTCATTCTCATACACTCTCGTTTCAGACCGGAAGATCGAAAGAAAGTGATCGAGGCAATGCTCTCCAAACCTGGGAATGAGGGCATGATCATCATCTCCACTCAGGTCGTAGAAGCTGGCGTAGACATCTCATCAAGGCTTTTATACACAGAACTTGCTCCCTGGTCCTCCCTGGTCCAACGTTTCGGGCGCTGCAACCGCTCCGGGGAATATGATCGGGCAGAAGTTTACTGGATAGATGTCCCCACAGGGACAGATAGCAAGGCTCTCCCCTATCAGGACAACGAGCTGATTAAATCTCGTGAATTGCTATTGAAATTAAATGAAAAGAACGTCAGCTCAAGTTCGTTGCCAAAGATCCCGCTGCCTTTCAACCATGTCCAAATGATTCGTCGCAAGGATCTGATAGATCTATTTGACACCACCCCTGATCTGGCGGGTCATGATATCGACATCTCAAGATTTATCCGTGAAACTTCGGAGAATGATATACAGGTTTTCTGGCGTGACCTTCCTAAAGAAGGACCGAGCGATGAAGAACCTAGGCCAGAACGAAAAGAACTATGCTCAGTTCCCCTTGGAGATCTTCGAGACTTGATTAAAAAGGGCAGCGATGCCTGGATATGGAATGCATTAGAGGGCGTATGGTCTCGTTTAGGCAGATCTATACCCTTATTGCCAGGTTCCATGGTCATGCTTCGGGCATCTGATGGTCACTATACAGAGGAGACAGGCTGGGACCCTA